TGCTAATAGTCAACTGGTTCCGTCAAACACAATACTTAATAGTGTTATAGTTGGTCAAGGTAATATTGTATCTTATCTAAGTGCAGCCAGCGCAAATACATTATTCACTATTACTGAATTAGGAGCTACTCATCTTAATACCGGTACAACGGGTGTTAACGCTACTCCGGCAACAGGTGGACCTACTTCTTAAAATATACGTTTTTATATAAATACATAATATACTCTCATTCGGGGAGTTTATGCAGTACCCACTGCGTAGTGAAATGGAACTCACAACAACTCAAAGGAAAATCAAATGGGACGTCCTCTAAAAATTGCTAAAGCGCAAGCTATCTTAACATTAACCGCTACTAATGCTGCCGGAGATTATGTTACTGTCAGTCAGAATCTTAGTCAGCCTACCGTAGATAATCCAGAGTATGCAGGCGTTATTGCCGGCATGCCATTCGTACCGGCCTCATCAATCGGTGGTTTAGTTGGTGGAACAACGTATTGGGTTCTAAGAGTATTAAGTACTACTACATTTACTGTATCTGCAACACCGCTCGATGCAAATCCAACATTGACTCCGGTCAACTTGTCTGCTGCCGGTCCTGTTACAGTATCATTGACTGTCGGGGTAGTTGATAGTGGATTCAACAACCCAACCGGATCTGCTAATACATACAGCGTGGTCGGCGGAAATACCGGTATTTATGGTCCGCAGGTCTTAACCCGTGTCTCGATTGGGCAGTCTGGAACTGGTACAATATATGCGTCTACTGGTAGTGCATTAGTATTCGGAGATGCCAATACTAATTTTGATGGTGACTTGCCAGCAGATACTTCACTTCAAGTAGGTACAGCTAATATTAATGGCACATCTACTGATTACTCAACTGTTGGTTTTGTCGCATCTACCGGTAACATAGATGTGACCGTAGCAAATACTGTTGTAACAGGCAATATCATTGGTGTGTCATCAGCGGATGCTACTGATTTAACCGTTAACAAACCAGTTCAGTTTATTGCTAACATCGGTACTTTAGCAGCAGGAACAACTTATTTTGTTAAGAATATTGCAAATGCTGATGCATTTACAGTGTCAACCTCAATAGGTGGACCGGAAGTTCAAATGTCTGCAAATACAGCAGCGACTACCGCAAGACAACAGGTTGCATATTTGGCAGGCCCAGCATCATTAGTAAATGCAGTTGGATTACCTTATATATATGCCACAAATGAAGCAGGTTTCATTGTTCGTCAAAAAGGTAAACAGAAGTATCTAGTAACTGGTGCAACTACTGGATTGACAGCTCAATGCTTCATGGCCAACGTTGCCGCGAACACTGCATTAACAGCAAACACCATGCGCGTTATTGCGACTTATGCTAACTCAGCTACGCAGAATATTCAAAGCTTGTCTGACCACACTGGTGAGTTGTTTACTGCTACATCTGGCCCAATTGCTACAGGTAATATTGTATTTGGTAATGCGACACCCATATTCGCTACATTCAATACAGCAATTGCTGCTAACGCAGCGAACGCGCAGCCTTATCCGATTGTAACAATCGCTAACGCATAAAAAGTATTATGTCGGCCGTTAGAGTAGTACAATCTCAAGATCCAGTAACTGACGTAGCCGTCCTTCAAGTCCAAGTGCAAAACATCGAAGATAGAGTAGGTGAAATTAAACAGGACTTGAAGGATATGAATTCCTCTAGTATAAAACGTACCGAAGATACTCACGCTATTTTGAAAGAAATGAAGGACGTAAGTACTAGCGCCCATAAATCAATGTCCGATAAGATATTATCATTGGAAAAATGGAGATGGATGATGATGGGTGCAGGTGTCGTGATAGGAAGTCTAGGCTTCGACACTATAGCAAAATTTCTAAAATAACAAAAAGAGACTTAGGTCTCTTTTTTTGTAAGTATCTTTAGCTTTGCTTGAACTACATCAAAATTCACAGTGTTGAACAATCCCGGATGCAATGGTTTGGGATATTGGTTATCGCCTACCCAAGCATACCCACAATGCTCATCATTTAATATGGGAACAAATTCTTTATCAACTCGGCAAAAGAATGTATGGTATGTAAAATCGTGATTTACAAACTTTTGGATAGGTACCAGCTTTAACTCTTTAGGGAAATATCCAATTTCTTCATTGCATTCCCTTTCTATCCCCTCTAATAACGTTTCGTCACCTTCAATTTTTCCGCCGGGTATTCCCCAGTTATTAGGATTTTTAGTATCAGTTCTCATTAGATATAGATACCGACTGGTATCGGTGGAGTGGAAAAACACTCCGGCAGCAATATGATTCATAAGCTTAAATGACGATTGAATAATCGCCGGCGGCGTAAAATCCATCTACTGATTTCATCCACGTATCATCGATAAATCGATATTGAATGGCAGTCGTAAGATTGGTAACATATTCTACATTAGTTGTCTCATTAGCAGCAAAAGATACAAACCATTCGCCTGCCACAGAATCATACTCGATAATATCATTAGAATATGCAACTAAATTCCCCCACGCTACAGTTGTTGTAGTGTCAGACCCTATATCTTCAACAATAATATAACGTGTGCCATTAATAGCAGCCGGCAATCCTGCGTTAGGACCAGTTAATAACGGGTTAACTACACTATCAACCGGGTCAAGTGTATTTTGTGGCAAGGTCTCGGCGTCAATGTTATATATTAAAAATCTGTCGTCTAACGGATCAGGTACAATAGTACCAACTATCTCAGTATCCATATATGGATTTTGTAACCAGATTTGTGAAATGCCCGGCCGTAACGTACCATATACGTTTAATAAACTAGACCAATATAAACTTGTATTAGGTGCAGGTGGGTCAGTTAGCGTGGTATTTGGTGGATCGAAGGCAGCATCAGCGGGCAATAACTGTAACGAATTTCCTACTAATAATAATTTATACCCATACGGTGTAATTTTTTGTCTAGTGCCCAACAACAGGTCTTCATCCTGTATATCCTGTAGCGCAGTCCCTTGAAATATTGAAGCAATAATCTTTTCAATAACGCCCATCTTTTTAAGTTTCGATGCAGTAGTTATCCATATGGGCATATAGAACTTCCAAGTCATCACATCGATAGGATTAGTGGTACCTTGCGGGATCACGCGGCTAGAAAAAGTTAATCCATCTTGATAGACTACTGATAATGATGTCCAATCAATAAAATTATCAGTGCTTTGTATCTCCAGTGAAGGATTAAACAATGTCCCTAATTGTTCTATTAATTCTAGTTTTTGATTGTAATTAGTAGTCCAAAAGTCAACTGTGATACGCAGTGTCCATGGTACAGGCATTAACCGTTCAATTGTAAATGCTTGTCCTTGAATTTGTTCATACGATTGAGTCTCTGAATTGTAAGCGCGTTGGCGTACATTTATTCTATCGACAAAAGTTGGGTCTTGTGTTCTACGTTGATCATATTCCAATCCTGTAATGTAGTATGAAATTAGAGGTGCACTAGGTAAATTACTGGCACTATTTTTTGCGATAATAGTAGATGCTTGTCTACTACTATCACCGTACATAATAGGCACTCTAACTAAAATGTTGTTACCCGCCGGGTCCTTACCTTTAGTTACAGACCATGAACTGAAAATTTTAGCGAATTGTATCAGAAACCTACGGACCTGGCTATCATAGAAGAATTGTGCCAATTTAGTTACCTTTAATGTTATATGTATTTATGATATCAGGGTATTGGTGGCAAATTGTCCGGAGCTAACTTTAGAATAGCTGATAGAGGCTGACTTTGTGGTACTGTTGTGCCATTTGTCATAACAGTAACGTTGCTATTATTAATAAATCCAGATAGTTGCGAGGTGTTACTAGCAGTGAATCCTGTCTCAGTGCGAACATTACTAGAAATTCTAACCCATACATTACCATCCCAACGATATAACAGTTGAGGGAAATAATCAATGCGTAAAAAATAATCCCCTACTACTGGATTTGCAGGGAATGCAATACCAGCTCCTGTTGGGAATCCGTTTGGTGCTTGATCGGTGCCATCTAGATAACCAGTAGTATATCCAAATGATCTTGGGCTTGATCTAGCAATATATTGAAATCTTGGATCGCAATCAGCCCGATAGTCCATGACCGAAGTAATAGTTCCTGTAAATCCGGGTAGTTCGGGGTTTTGATCAGCAGTTGCATAGGTGTTGTCAGCCGTACCGTAAGGTCCTGTAATGGTTCCGAGAGAAGTTAAAGCTATGACAGTCTCACCAGTAACTGGCCCGGAACCTGAGCCCATTCGTTCAGGAGCTAACTTTACTAATTGCAAGCTGGTTGTTATAAACTTGCGTAATACGTCAGCCGGCGCAATTGTATTATCCTTGATACTAGTCAACGCTTCTTGCTTGATTTGAATAACGGGACTGGGATTCTTAAAGTTTGGATTATTCACTATCACAACACTGCCTACGACAGAACCACTAGCGGTTGAATAACTAGTAATGACATCGATAGGTGGCGCTGGCTGATCTAGTTTTCCTGAATCCTCGCCGTAAGTTGGTACGATATAAAGCTTGCTGCGGTCATAGCCTGCTTTAGGTACAATGCGTTGAGCTTCTAATAACGCAGCATCATTAATACTAATGTTTTGATTGTAGGTGGCGAGAATATCTTTCAAATTATCAGCCGTATCTAGTTGCCAATAATCGGGATCCGGAGGATCAGCTCCAATTGGTACATCTTGTAATGCAAGATAATTCTTATCACCATATGTAATTACATACCCTGCAGGGTATGTTTTACCAGCTTCCCATAATCCAAGATAGTTATCTAGATTAATAGGGGCTTCCAATATTTGTGAGAACTCTTGGCTATCGACTAATGGTTCACATTTAATTCGCCATATATGTGGATACCACGTTTGAGAAAATCCCTCGCTTGCGTAGTTTGTATCAGTGATTTGATAGAAGCGTTTCAATGCTACCGGAATTGTTTCTTTTAATGGATTGTAATCTAGTAAATGAGGTAACTCTAACACATCACCTACCATTAACTTACGCCCAACAATGTTAATCATATCATTGTAGTGGATAGTGATGAAAATAATATCATTGTTCAAAAATAAACCAAATTGACTTAAGTCAAAATCTAAATTCTGGACATTGTAATGCCCACGCAACCGATAAATATCGGGAGCATATGTTCGATCTCTGTTTTCTAAAAATAGCAAATCTTGAATATTGTTTGGGTTCAAGGCGTCATACTGTGGTTGAGTATAATCTGCGGATGGACCCTGATCTGTTGGCCCTAGATATTTATGAATGTATAAATCTGTGCCGCCAACGGTAAACATTTCCGATATGGTTCTGTCCATAAATCGATAGTCATTTTGTTTATTTGGGCGGTAAAGTGATAGGCGGGGCACGGCGTCCTCCTTAAGCTATTTGGGGTGTATGAAGCATAATGTATTTATCGGAATAGGCTTGACAATAAATGGAGAATCATATATAATGCTATTACAACTTGAATTTCGGAGCATCTATGATCAAAAAAGCAGCAAAGAAGTCAGCAACTGACTTTTCCCTAGTCAAAACGTTGAATCCTCGCGATCCTGATACTCAGTATATGGGCGATGAACCAATGTTTGCGATACAACCCGCTGAACGCGGCTCTACTTTGGCTAAAAGCTTTTCTTGGTATCATCGGTTCTATGGTAAAAAACAAGCAAAAGACCTATTGGTTCAGTATCTAGACTTACGCAATCGGACTGCTGATGCAAAAACAATGGGTAAAGTAGATGAGAGTGAGCTAAGTCTAACCCTATGTTGGTTGGCTAGGATGAATCTCAGGGGACTAGATTTGAATGAACACGAAGAATACACATTGCAAAATGAGATTTCTAGGTTGCTCAGGACCGTAAGTGCGCCCGAAATAAAAGAATCTAGTAATACTGGTGGGGCAAAGAAAGAAGTTGTTGATGCGAACCGTCCTAACGTTCAGGAAATTATGAGGGAACGTGCCCGAGAAGCAGCGGGTGAGATTGAGGGCCTGTTTGATGAATTCATCCAACTTGGAGCACCCACAAAACACAACCTTCGTCCTATTGATGAAGTAGCGAAAAAAAACGTGATGCCACAGCACATTAGCATTCTCACTGAGGTGTGGAAGAAAAAACAGGATGAGTTTCAAACTGTACTAGACGGCACAGATGCTCAATTGATTCAGGGCTATGCGAGATTCTCTAAGACTCAACTAAAGAATATCCTAAAGTTTACTGAGTTGGTGTTGACTGATCTGTCAAGCTACATTACAGTGAAGAAGGTGGCCCGAGCACCTCGTAAAGTGAAGGCTGTTCCTGTTGAAAAGACAGTAAGCAAGCTGAAGTACCTGAAGGTGTTCAAGGATGTAGCGATGAAATTGGATCTAGTGAGCATCAGCCCAGTCAAGCTACACGGTGCTTCAGAAGCTTGGTTGTTTGATACAGCTAAACGTAAGTTGATCCATTACATTGCCGACGATTACAGTAAGACCTTCACTGTGAAGGGAAACACCTTGTTGGGATTTGATGTGGTAAAAAGTGAAATTAAGACTCTCCGTAAACCCGGGGAGCAGATTAAAGGTGTTATGGGTGGAAAGCCCGCAGCACGAAAGTTTTTTGATGAGATCAAAGCGGTGGCAACTGCCCCTACTGGTCGATTTAACGAATCAATTATCATACTAAAGGCGTTTTAATGAGCATCGATCTAAACAAATATAAAGACTTTGTTGCGGCTGTAACCAGTCAGCCGAGCAATGATCACACAACTTTTATCAACCAATGTGATCAACTCAGTGAATCTATTACCCCATCAGTCAACGTTCCTCTATTACTCACTGCGTGTTTAGGGTTAGCAGCAGAGTCAGGTGAATTTATTGAAATTTGGAAGAAGGTTATCTTTCAGGGTAAGCCACTGAACGAAGAAAATGTTTTTCACGCTAAGCGAGAATTGGGTGATATCTTTTGGTATTGGATCAACGCTTGTAGGGCACTCGACTTGGATCCCGATGACGTTATTCTTGAAAACATTAAGAAACTAGAATCTCGGTATCCGGGAGGTAACTTTGACTCATTCTGGTCAGAAAATCGTAAAGAAGGCGATATCTGACACTTGATTGGGCTGTTAATTCTGCCCTTTCCCATTGACTAAAAGGTGTGCGCTACCTCGAAAGCGTCGATAATCCGTCCTCAATCCATGTTGTGACGGTAGAGATAGGAGAAAGTCAACTCCCTATTTATAGGACTACCCCTCACGGGATGCCTAAATACCTGCCCTCTGTGCAGTAGTGTTTCCTATATCTTAATGGTTGTGATGTCGAAAGACACTGAAAAGAATGCCGCGTCATAGTAATAGCAATAGAGGGCGCGGGCTGGTAGGGTATACCTGATGAATAATTACCCTGCATAACAGCGAATATGGTAGTTTCCCGAATAATTCGGGTTAGTGAGATATAGTCAATCCTCCACTTTAATAACTAAATTCATCGTTGCCCTCGAAAGAGCCTCAAGAATATCCGATATTTTTGGCAAGTGGATTTATATCTACTTGCCTTATTCCTAAGAATAATAGAAAGAACAACGGCCGTATACGTACACCTGATAAATACAATACTATCAGGTAACCCAATATGACTGCAAACATACTTAATACTCCCAATGGTCTAACCCTAGATCAATTAAAGGAATCTTTATTCACTAACCTGAGGTATAGGCTAGGTGATGGTATTATTGATTTAGAGTTAGACCCGCAACATTATCAAGCAGCATACAACTATACTATTAAGGTATATCGTCAGCGGGCACAAAATTCAACGGCTGAATCTTATACACTGATGACTGTTTTGAAAAATGTGGATACTTACACACTACCTTCTGAATTCATCAACGTAAGAAGTTTATTTAGACGAACGGTAGGTCTTGAAACCGGACCATCATCCTCATCATTTGACCCATTCTCTAGTGCTATTCTTAACACATATCTTTTGAATTATAACGGCACCGGCGGTATGGCAACATATGACTTTTACGCAGGTTATGTAGAACTAGCTGCAAGAATGTTCGGTGGTTATGTAAATTACACCTTTGATCCTGTCACCAAAGTGCTTAGAGTTGTTAGAGACTTTAAGGGGACTGGCGAGAGAATTTTAATTTGGGCAGATGTTCAACGCACCGAAGAAGTATTGTTGCAAGATCCTGGTGCCGGCGTTTGGATTGGTGATTATATATTTGCTGTTCTTAAAGGCATCATCGGTGAAGCTCGCGAAAAATTCGCGACAATAGCCGGACCATCTGGTGGTACATCATTGAATGGTGCTGCTATGAAAGCTGAATCTAAGGCTTTGCAGGAACAACTTATTGACGAACTAAAACGATATGTGGATTTTTCACAGCCCCTGACATGGATCCAAGGTTAACCTAAAACTCTTTACTTTTACAAACTCCTATAGTATAATATACGATAGGAGTTTTTTTATGACCATTGTGGGTGTAACTGGGTTGATAGGATCGGGTAAGGACACCATTGCAGACTATCTGACTATGTATCACGGATTTAAGCGAGTAAGTTTTGCGGCATCTCTCAAAGATGCAGTAGCCGCAGTATTTGGTTGGAATAGAGAATACTTAGAAGGTTCTACAAAAGCAAGTAGAGCGTGGCGAGAACAAAAAGATATTTGGTGGAGTGAACGATTGGGGATAGACATTACCCCTCGTTGGGTTCTACAATATTGGGGCACAGAAGTATGTCGTGATGGATTTCACCCTGATATTTGGGTAGCAAGTGTAGAGAATAAGATCCGTCAAACATCCGATAACATTGTAATCACTGATTGCAGATTTGCAAATGAAATAAATGTTATTAAAAAGGTAGGCGGCATCACACTTAGGGTCGAAAGAGGTGATAGACCTGGCTGGCATACTAGTGCGGTTAAGTACAATACTGCCCCCACAAATAGCGAAGAATGGATGCGGGCTAAATCTGTCTTGGATAGCATTGGGGTCCACGCCAGTGAATACAGTAGTGTGGGGCTAGAGTATGACCATTATATTGATAATAATGGTACCATGGACCAGCTACATTCTCAGATACAGTCACTAGTCAACTTGTAAATCCCCTCGTTTCCAAGTAACTTCCTTTCGTTTCACCACCTCGACACAACACAGGCAAACTGTTCTTAGATTTGTAAGAGCAATGTTTTCTAAGTTGCCATCAATATGGTAGACGGTAGTTTGTGTTGGGAATAAACTCCTAAAGCCACATATGTCACACGTGGCTTTTTTCTTATAGCCACTCTTGGTCCAGTTTGCGACCCGAGGTTTTAGGTTATTCCTCTTCCTACCACATTCATCACATCTACTACGATAGTGAGTGAGCCCTATACGGATGTAGTTTATCGCACAAACGTTCTTGTTACAATAATTACATATGGGTCTCATAGATGTATTTATTTTATTCCAACCTTCGAAGGCACCAAATTGGTGCTTTTCTTCCCGATACGGCATCTTTTTTCATAGTAAATGCTAAATACTATTATGCATTTTAGGGTCGTAACCCTCATAATCTTACTAAAGGATAAAATATGAAAAGATATCATCTTGTTTACAAAACAGTAAACACGATCAACGATAAATTCTACATAGGGAAGCATTCAACCGATGTGATAGACGACGGCTATTTAGGTAGCGGATTGTTAATATCTTCGGCAATTACAAAATATGGGAAAGAAAATTTCAAAAGAGAAATTCTTCATTGGTGTGAATCTTCAGAAGAAGCTTCTAGTGTGGAAAAACAATTAGTTGATGAGAATTTACTTTTGGATCCGCACTGCTATAATATAGCTCTAGGTGGATGTGGTGGGAATTTAGGTGACAATGTTAATAGGAGGATTGGTCATAAAATTTCAGAAATTTTATCTGGGGTGCCAAAAACTACTGAACATAAGAATGCTTTAAAAGCAGTATGGAATAAAAAGAAACATACCCTAACTGCTCAACAAAAAGGTAAGATAAAAACAACTATCACTGCAACTTGGAAATCAATGAGTGAAGATGAAAGACGATTAAAGTGTGGACATCCGGGGAAATCCAATGGTTTTTATGGTAAAACGCACAAAGAATCTTCACTTACTCAAATGAAGTCTAATCTTCCTGATCGTTCAGGCAGTAAAAACCCAAGAGCTAAACAAGTAACAATCAACAATGTTACTTATGCTACTCAAAAAGAATGCATAGAAGCATTAAAAATTTCTAAAAGAAATTTATATAAATTATTAGGAGAATCCAAATGAGTCTTACCAGCCCAGGCGTAGAAGTTACTATTATCGATCAGAGTCAGTATCTTCCAGCCCCAACTAATTCTGTCCCACTTATTGTGTTGGCGACAGCACAAAACAAAGCTGACCCGACTGGTACCGGAGTAGCCCCGGCTACAACGGCAGCTAATGCGGGCAAACTATTCCAAGTTACTAGTCAACGTGATCTTGTCAGTTTATATGGCAATCCGTTTTTCTACACTACTACTAACGGAACACCTATCCAAGGATATGAGCTTAATGAATATGGGCTCTTGGCAGCTTATTCAGTTCTTGGCGTTACTAACCGTTGTTATGTTCTTCGTGCAGACATTGATTTAGCAAGTCTTGTCGGTCAGGCAGGTCGTCCAACAGGCAACCCAGCTACCGGTACATATTGGTTAGACACTACCAACACTGAGTGGGGCATTTATCAATTTAATGCTACTACGGGCCAGTTTGTTAGACAAGTTCCAATCGTGATTACGGATACTGCACAATTATCGGCTGGGTTTCCAATAGCAAGCATTGGTAACATAGGTGACTATGCAGTAAATGCATTAGAAATAACTGCTGCTCCCACAGCATCCTCATCAAGAACATATTTCTACAAAACAACTGCAAACGCATGGATTGCGGTTGGTGTCGCCGCATGGAAAGCAGATTGGCCGACCGTACAGGGCACTGAGTCTTTGCCCACGTTGAACGCAGGAGATACATTCATTATTTCTCTCAACAATGAAGTTCCGGTAACAATTACCGTTCCAGACGATGGCGGCGGAAATGGTAGTGTGGGGTCAGTATCAAATGAGATCAACTTGCTAGACTGGAAATATCTGACTGCTTCAGTACGAGATGGTAAATTGTGTATCTTTGGTACGCAGATAGAAGGGTATGACGACTCTAGTCAGTTTGTCAATATCGCAGCCGATACCGGCACTGTGCTTGATGACATGGGAATTCTTGTCGGTGATTACTACCAACCAAAATTGCAATATGGTACCTCAGCCGAGCAACCATTATGGAGCGCAAGTCAAGCAAATCCTCGTCCAACTGGTTCGGTATGGATTAAGACTGGCGCATCCGGCAATGGTCTAGCACCAGCTGTTTCAGAATTTAATGCAACAATTGCTGCTTGGACGCCCAAGACAGTGGTAGTGGCCCCCTCAGATTGGGCCGTTGATTCAATGGTTGACTCGACCGGCGGTGGCGCTATTCCCGCAGGTAGTGTGTATGCACAATATGCCTTTAATGGTGAATTTAATCCATCTCCGGTCTATCTGTGGGAGAGAATTGCTACTGGTCCTACCGTAGTTACAGGCACAGTTGCTAATCCGGTGTTTTCGGCTGGCGCATACCAATCAACAGTGACTGTCTCGTCGCCGGGTAGCTCAACACTATCTGCTGCATATCCTCTAACTATACCTGACAACGCTACGGCTACTGGGTTTGTGACTGCATGGTCTGCCGCTGCAATCCCCTTCACTACCGCTGCAGTGACTACTGACGGTGCAATTCAATTAACACACACTGAAGGTGGGGTGATTATTATTAATGACATCAGCGCAACAGGTGTTACTAATGGAATGCTATCCACAGCAGGATTTATTGTTGGCACTACAGACGGCTGTAAGTATGGCCCTTCTTCAGCAATCGTATTTAATGGAGTGGTTCAATCGGCTACTACGGGAGTAGGTTCAGGATTGGACATTAATGTCACTATGGAATACGGCTATTATCAGGTTGATCCGACTACATTTGACAATGATGGCACTGGATATGCTGTCGGCGATACAGTTACCTTCCCCGGAGCTTCATACGGTGGCACGACCCCGAGCAACAACGTAGTTGTAATTATTGCAGAAGTAGGTGTAGGCGGTGCAGTAGTTAGTCTAACACAGGGAGTAACATCGGCCATTGTTTCCGTGCAAACTTTCTCAGTTCAGATGAGTAATTGGAGAGAGTTCACATACACTTCAAATGAAGGTGAGCCAGTAGCTGATCCTGCAAATAACGCAAATTGGTTCTACAGTGTAGTAGATCAAGTTGATATTATGGTCAACTATGATGGTGCATGGGCCGGATACAAAAATCAAAATTATGATAGCAACGGCTTCCCGACACCAACTGGTAGTAATGCTACTGATCCTGCAGGCCCAATCATAAGCGCATCTGAACCTGTTACCCAAAGCGACAGTTCAGCCCTTGTATACGGTGATCTTTGGATAAGCACTGCCGATCTAGAAAATTATCCGATAATTTCTCGTTGGCAGTCAGTTGATGGTGAAGATAAATGGGTTTTGATTGACAATACCGATCAAACTAATCCAAATGGTGTTGTATTTGCAGA